GGCGATGGTCAGGTCGATCCCGTCGCCAGCGCTGCGCGCGGGGCCATTGTCGATCAGCGGCGCCACGAGAATGGGAAAGCCCGGCACCGACACGTGCACCGGCGTCTTCCACGGCAACCGGGGCAGGGGAGAGCCTGCCGTGCTGCGGACATGAGGCAGGACCGGCAGCGCGCAGCCGAGCAGGTCGGGATGTCCGCGCGTGAGCACGCCGCTCGCCGTTTCGCCGTTGTCGAGCGGGTCGCGATCGCCGCCAAACCACGTCGCCGTGGTCTCCTGCACGATGAGATCCCCATTTTCCACGAGCACGCGAAAGCTCCAGCCCGGGCGCTCGATCACGCGCCCCTCGTGCCGCGCGAGCGGCAGGCCGGCATGACGCTCGGCGAGCGCAGCGGTGAAGAGATCGGAGATCGCCCCGCGCGTGCGGCGGCCGGGGATGCCATCGATCTCGCTCCGAGGAAAGCCGAGTGCAGCCTGGATGAGGCGGACGGTATCCTGGCTGTTCATGGGGCGCTCGGAGGGATGACAGGAAAGGGTGCGCCCGGAGGGTTGATGAGCCGGTCCGGGTAGCGCAGATGCTCATACATCCCGACCGCGGTATTGATGCTGCCAGTCACCGATTCGATGTCGCGAGGGGTAAATTCGCCATTGGGCCCCGTGCCTGCGCACCCTGCGCACATCAATCCAGCCGTGAGGAGCAGCACATGGAGCTTGTCAAGCTTTGCTAGCACCTTGGCCATCACATCCTTGCACTCGTGGAGAACCACCACCATCTCGCGCACCAGCGTGTTGTGATCCTTGCTCTGCTCCTCGTTGCGCTTCACGAGATAGCGGATGCACGCCACCATGCAGATGAGCACGATCACCAGCATGGCGAGGAAAAGCCAGCGGTCGCTCTTGCTGGAAGCCTGGTCGATGATGGGTATAAGGTCCTGTGCTGACATAGGGAATGGGGCGGGCGTTGGGTTCATGAGAAGCAGGCGAGCACCTGTGCGCGATAAGGTTCGCCGGACTCGGGCACGAGGAATGTCTCGACGATCTCACTGGCAAGAGTAACGTCCCCGCTCTCGAGCAACGCGACCACCGCGACGCGCGCCGGCTCGAAACTGATCTGCACTCCCATGGGCAGCGAAACGAACCATTCCCCGAGGCGGTGCAGAACGGCGTTTGCGGCTTCAAGTTTTGCCGATGCCGCGGCCCGCGCGGACGTCCATTCTTCGGTTGAAACCGGGCGCGGCGCGAAAGCGAGGCGATCCCCCTCGATGCCATAGTTTCCATCGGGGAAGAGTGTTTGGGCGGCGAGTGTGGATGCGTTCACGATTTCAGTAACTCCAGTTCGCCCTTAGTCCGGTTTGATACACCCCGCCGCCGTCGCCGTAGAAGGTGATGCTCGCGGCTCCATATTCGAGCATCTGCCAATAGTGCTGACCGACGAGCGTCGAGTCCGCGTGCTCGGCGGTGCCTTGCAGCACGTTGGAAAGACCGGGATGCGTGGTGAAGCTCCCGCTCGGCGCGCTCGTGCTATCGAGTCCGAGGCCGATGCGCCGGCCATTGGCAGCGCCGCCCGCCATGCCGAGGCAGCTCGCCGAGGCCGCGTGCCCTGCTTCGCCGATGAAGAAGGTGATCCGATTGTTCACTCCGCTCACCCCGTTCGCGCCGTCGTAAGCCCGCCAGCTCGCGGTCGTGTAGCTCCACGAATCGACCGAGTCCCCGCAGAACATCGCGAGCGGCACCTGGTTGTTTGCGTTCCAGAAATCGACCTGCCCCTGTCCCGCCGTGCCGATCGAGCCGACGACGAAGCTGCACTGCTTGCTCCCGTCGAGGATGAAGCTGCCGAGGTAGCGCCGCGTGGTCGCGCCGCTCTTCACCCGCACCCCGTCCTGGAAGGCCAGCGCCGTCGCGCGCGTGGTCGCATTCGTCCAAGCCGTCGTGTCGAGCGCCACGGTCCCCGAATTGTCGTAGGCCCACAGATCATAGGCCGTGGAAGCCGAGAGCGTCGAGAGAGTGACGCTGAGCTCGCTGAAGGTCATCGCCTTCCACGCGCTGCCGGTGTAGAGCGCGATGGCGTTCCCCTTGTAAGGCGTGAAGTAAAGCGTCCCCGCGCCGCTCACGGTGCTGCTCAGCACCGGGACACCGCTCGTCAGGGTGATGCGTCCGGAGCAGATGCCATTCGCCTGAGATGGATGCACATAGTCTGTCCCGCTCGACGCGAGGCCGAGAACGCCGCTGGTGAGCATGGCGATGCCGCTGCCGGTGGCGCGCTTGCCGGTCTTGCCCGCAGTGCCGCTGAAGAGCACCACCTCGCCGTCCACGCTCGTGGCCGTGTTGCTGCTGAAATCGCCGCCGGACGCGGCGCCGTTCGCGGCGGCGGTGATGCGCCCCTTGGCGTCCACTGTGATGTCCGCATTCGTGTAGCTGCCAGCCACCACGGCCGTGGCGGCCAGCGTCACCGCGAAGGAACCCGTGCCGGTGCCGGTCGCATCGCCGGTGAGGGTGATGGTCTGGTCGCCGGTGTTGGTCCCGGAAAGATCCAGCACCGTCTTCAACGCCGGGGCGGCTGCCATCTCGAGCAGCGACAGCCCGAAAGCGGTCGTAGTCAGCGCCGCGATGTCGGTCAGCGCCGTGGCGAGCGGCTGATAGACGGTGCTCAGGTCCGGGATGTCGTCCGCCACGAGGGCGCGAAAGGATGGCGCGTCATCGGCGCCGCTGGCCGGGCCGGCGAAGACCGCATTGGCAACCTGGGTGCTGAGCGTGAAGGTAATATCTGCGGCGCCGGTCGGGTCCGCCACCGCGCTGGTGAAGAGCGGCGCAAGGTCCGCGGCGCTCACGCTGATGACAAAGCTGGCGGCGGGGATTGCCGCGATGGCAGCAGCGACGCCGGCGGGAGTAGCCGCGCGAGTCGTATCCGCGCCCGCGACGACTTCGGCGGTCGTGGCCAGTTCCACCACGCCGCTCTCATCCTCGTTGGCAGCCTGCTTGATCCGCCCGAAGGCGAGCGCGGCATCGGTCAGTTCCGAGAGATTGTTGGAGCCCACCATGTCGCCGATTCCGCGCGGGCTCGTCGGCTCGACTGGAAACTCCGATGGGAAGCTCATGCGACAGCGCCGCTATCGTTGCTGTCGGCGGTATCGGTCCCGCCGGCATTGGTGCCGGTCACCACGCAGTCGATCACCTCGCCGGTATGGCCGGCGATGACCCACGAATTGGCGGTCGCACCGTCGATATTCACCCCATCGCCCCGCCACTGGTAGGTAAATGTCGGGCTTCCCGACCACGTGCCGTCGCTGGAAATGGTCAGCGTGTCCCCTTCCACCGGCGCGTTCAGGTCGGCATTGCTCGCGATGACTGGAGCCACGCTATTCACCGGCGGCGCCATGAGCACGGCGGCGGGCGGGGCGGAGAGCACCTCGGCGCCCTTGCCTCCGGCGCTGGCCTTGACCACGCCGACGCGGATCACCACGCCCACGTCGTCCCCGGTGGTGAGATAGGTGGAACTGGTCGCGCCTCCGATGGTCACGCCGTCGCGCGTCCAGCGGTAGGTGGTGCTGGTCGGGCCGTTCGTCCACGTGCCGGCGGTGGCGGTCAGGGTGTCGCCTTCGACCGGTGCAAGATTGTCGATGCTCGGATTTACCACGCACACCGGAGGGTCGGGCACCGGGGTGTAACTGGTGGCGATGCGCAGCGGCAGCGGCGTCATGCGTTGGAGACCCCCTCGGTCACGTATTTGGCCGTCACCTGCGTATTGCTCTCGTCGGACCGCTTGATCTTCACCTGGCGCGCGTTCTGGATGCCGCGCAGCGGCTGCGCGATCCCGTCGGCGACGGTGAGAAAGCTTTCTCCCGCCCGGTCGGCGCCGTCGTCCGGCGCGCAGTAAGCCACGCGGAGCGCGGTGCCGGTGTTGTTGTAAAGAATCACCTGGTTGCACTTCTCGTCGGCGAGCTGCACCCAGTTGGTGCCGGTGGCGTCCGTTTCGATGGAGAGGATTTTTGCGCTCGCGGCGATTTCGAGTCCGATGGAACGTTGCATGAGAGTTTGGAGATGGGTTGGGCGTTTAACGGGCGCAGACGGCGAACCGGCGGACCTGGGCCTGCTGGCCCTGCGCCTTGTTCCACGCGTCTACGAGCGCCTCCTCGGCGCGGCTGCGAAGATTGTTGCTGCTCTCGATCTGGCCGTCCTCGTCTCTGTGATCGGACGCCACGAAGAGCACCACCGCGGTCTTAAGGATGGCGGGGAAATCGATCTTGGTCCACTTGGACGAGGCCCCGGGCACGTCGCCGCTGGTGGCGCCGGCGTTGGCGGTGTAGCACTCGCCGGTGGTGGTGTGATAGACGCTCGCGCCGCTGCTGTAGCTCGCCGCACTCCATACCGGTGTGGTGAGAAAGACGGGGGGGCGGCGCCGAAAGCGCACCCATACGCTCGTGCCGGTCCATTCGCTGTAAGCGATCTCGATCCCATCCGGGCCGGCATTCCAGCCGAGCCGGCGCGCCCCGGCATAAACGCGCGGGTCGAGCGGTGTCACCTGCTCCACCTCGCCGATGGCGGTTTGCCCCGTCTGATCGAGCGATATGTAGCGCCGAAGGTCGCTCCCGGATAGCAGCGTCCACTTCACCGAAGTCCCGGGCACGTCGGTTCCCGTGGCGCTGGTGTTGGCCTGGTAGTAGGCATCCGTGGCGGCGTGATATACCTCGGCACCGCTGCTGTAGCTGGCGGCCGTCCATGCCGCGCGGTAGTAGCGCTGCTCGGTCAGCGTCCATTCGGGCCAGAAAACCCGCTCCCAGCACTCGCGCACGTGTTCATTGAGCGAGGCGGTAAAGGCGGCGGCGTCCTGGGTAGGGAGCAGGTCGGCAGTGCCGTGGACCTTGAACGCAATCGCCTCGAGCACGGAGAGGAAGGTAACCGTGCGCATCGGTCAGGCGGCGGCAAAATGGCGGGCGTCCCCAGGCTCCAGCGGGGCGGCATCCGTGCAGGCGTCGAGCGGCCCCTCCCGAAGCCCCTGCACCCGCAGGGTGAGCCGGTCCGCCGTCGATTTCACCCGCAGTTCCGGGTTGTCGCGGAGCAGGGTGCGGATAAAGTCGGGAGAGTTGACCGTCTCGTAGCCGTAGAGATAGCCGAGCCGGTGGTAAATATCGGCATCGATCGTGGCCACCACTTCGCCGAGCCCCTCCATGAACCGGCGCTGGATGCGGTGATTCGCAGCGGCGATCCGCTTTTGGCGCGAGAGCGCCAGCGCCGCGCGCACCTGTTCCCCGTCGGCGATCTGCGATCGAAACGGCCACATCTCTGCGGTCAGTTCGGTCATCAGTTCGTCAAACATAGTGAAAGCAAGGTGCGCGTGGGTTTTACCAGGGACGTGGCGAGTGGTTGCTGGGGCGGGATTTGAACCCGCGATCTTCAGCGTATGGGCCTGACGAGATGCCGGACTTCTCCACCCAGCGGTTGAGGCTTAGATGAGCTTGGTCAGGTCCGCGCAGCGCAGGAGCACGGTCAGCGATCCGGTGGTCGCGGCGCTGACGGTGTCGCCCGTCGGGGTGAAGGTGACCTTCAGCCCGTGGGCGCCGGTGTAGACCTTGTGGGTGCTCGAGGCCGCCAGCACATACGTGACCGAACTGCCGGTGAAGACATCCGACGCGCTGCCATACTGGGTGGCGCTGCCGGTGTCGCCGAGAGCGGCGGTGATGGCACTGATGGAGCCTCCGGCGAAGACTTCGCCGAGGTAGAGCGCGGCGCCGATGACCGCGAGCCCGGCGGCACCGGGAACGGGCAGGCTGACGGCCTTGGCGCCGCTGCCGGAAATGGCCTGCAGGTCGGCGTAGGTGATGACGGCCTTATGGGTAAAGCCGTTGCGAATTTCGTCGCTATTGAGCGTGAGAAGTTGCATAGTGATTTGCTATTTCGGTTTGGTTGTCGCTTGAAGAAGTCCCGGACGAAACCCCGCCGCCGGCCCTCCAGCACGGCGGCGAGGCTCCTCGTCCAGAAGATGGGCTAGCTGCCGACGATCTTGCCGTGTTTGAGCGGGCTCCCCATTTGGTCGGAGACGATCGCGGAAATGAGACCGCGCGGGCCGGAATCGTCGTCAGGCAGCGGCTTGAAGCCTGGTGCCTTGTTCACGCGCATCATCAGGTCGTCCATATCGAGGACGTAGCCGCGCTTGGTGTCGGCTGCCTTGGTGCTGTTGTTATACGCGTTCCAAAGCGTGGGGTGTTCGCGGATGGTGCCGAAGTCGCCCTTGATGATGTCGATCGTGCCCGAAAGGGTGTTGTCCTTGAGCTGGGTCTGGAAGGTCCGGACCACCGTCTTGTTGGACACGTTCGGATCGTGGATCGTCCACGAGCTCACCGTCGCCTTGAGCGCGGTGCCGAAAATACCGTCCCAGTCGCCCATCTGGCCGGTCTGCTCGTAGATGGACTGCATGAGCGCGAGGATGTCGCTCTCGAGCAGCGAGGTAAGTGCGACCGATTTGATGGATCCGGCGGGCGTGCGATAGGCGGCGGGGACTGGATTGTCCGTCTGCGCGCTGCTGCTGATCCACGAGCCGAGACCGCGACAGGTGTGCGTGGTGCCGGAGAGTGAACTGTCTTGGTCGCCGCAGAAGACCGCCTCGATGCCGCGCTTGACCGCGAGGAGCGCGTTGGCCTTGTTGTGCTTGAACTCGCTCTGAACGCCCGCCGGGTCGGCGACATCCTCGGCAAATTCGCTCACGCCAAAGGCGCGACGCAGTTTGTGCACGCGGTTGTGGAGCAGCGCGCGGCTGCCGGAGAGGTCCTCGGTGCTCGTCACCGGCGCGCCGTCGGGCACGCTGGCGGTGTCGGGATTCGGCACGGAGCCGACGGGCCAGTCGAAGATGGTTTTGACCGGTTTCTTGCCCTTCTTCATCATGGAAGTGACGGGCGTATTCTTGGCGTCGGCGACGACGAGGATGTCGGAAAGGTCCTCGCGCTTGCCGATTTGATTGATCTCAGAGAGAGCAGGCATGGTTTGCTATGGGATTGAAGTTTTGTTTTTGCGTGTGAAGCGCCCGGGTCTCGGGGCGGCCTTTGGTTAGAGGGCCGCGGCGATTTCTTCCGCATTCATGCTCGAGCGCAGCGGCACGGTGCGGGTGGGTTTCGCGGCGGCGGGCCGCGCGCCGGCGCCGCGCGGGGCGCCCGGCATGGGCGGCGCGAGCGGCACTTGCGCAGGCGGTTTCGGCGCCGTCGCGGCTTTCGCCGGTGCGCCCTGGCCTGCTCGTTCGGTTTCCTCGGCGATGCGCTGGCGCGCCCCGCGCACGAGGTCGACCAAGGCCACCCGCCACGTGGGCAGCTTCTTGATCTCCGGGAATTCGCGCTCGTAGCGCGCATAGAGCTGCCCGTCCTCGCTATCGGTCTTCAGCATCTGCGGATAGTGCTGGGCGACGTAGGACTGGGCTTGCTGGTCCATCCGCAGCCAGCTTTGCCGCTGCGGGATGTCTCGGGTGAGCCGCGCATTGGCGGTCTTGAGCAAAGCCGCGACCTGCTTCGGCTCGAGTTCGCGGGGCTCGGCGGCGATTTGCTCGGGCGTGCGCCTGGTCAGGATGGCATCGATCTCCGGCGGCAGTATCCCTCCGCTGGCTAGGTTTTCGATGGCCCAATCCGCCATCCGCTGACTGAATTCCACATGGGCGGCGAGGTCTTTCTCGGCGTTCACATGGGCGAGCGGATTTTCGGGGGTCGGTGCCAGCACGGGGGATGGGCCGCTGGTTTTGATGGCGGCGAGCTCGGCTTTCACCGTTTCGGCCTCGGTCTTGAGCGCGTCGCGTTCGCGCTCGATCTCGCTCTTTTGGGCCGTCAGCTTGTCGACGCGCTTCTGTGCCGACTCGGGCCACGTCTGGCGTTCCTTTTCCTCCGGCGTGGCAGGTTCTTCTTCGCTCTTCTCTTCGTTTTTCGCTTCGGCCTTTTCCTCTTCCTCCGGCTCCTCGTCCGGGGCTTCCGTCTCGGCGCCGATTCCGATTTCCTCGGTCTCGGTCTCGTCGATGTCTGGCGTCTCCTCGTCGTCCTCGGCCTCGGTGGCAATGTCGGGCAGGTTGCTGCCAGAGAGCATTTCACCGCCGGGAATGGCTCCGAGCATCTCGGGGTCGAAGGCGGGCGGGGCGATGGTAGTTTCGAGCGGTTGTGCGGGCATGGATTAAACCTCCAGGTGGTGCAGCCGTTCGATACCCCGCCGCAGAGCGGAGCCGGTGAACGTGAAGAAAGGCCGGGCGTGGACTTGCACGGGAGCGCTATCGCACCGCCCGCCCAGCGAAGTCTATCCCGCGCGCCGGAAACGCCCGGAAACGCCCCGTAAAACGGTGCGCTTTCGCTGCCTATTCCGCCCCTTCCACCTGCCTCAACCCGCGCTCCCGCTGCTCTCGGAGGAACTCCTTGAGCGCGTCGAGATGAGCCGTCCCGCCGGCGTAAAACGCGGGAAGTGGAGGCTGGAGCAGGTTGGCCGGGTCGATCGCCTCGGCATCGCAGCGCGCACGCTGCACATCGATGCACTGCATGACGGCCCGCCACCACGGTTCTTCGTCGCCGACGCAAAGCGCGCTCTGGACCTCGCGTTCGCGCAGCGGCGGCAGCGTGGGCGGCGGCACGGCGGGCGGTTCCGCCGCGGCGGGGATTCCCCGCCGGGCCCACCACCCGGCGAGAAGCCCCACCGCGGTCCCAAAGAGGCCGCAAAAGCCGAACGCAGCGAGCAACGCCGCGCTCACCTCGGGAGAATGAACAGCGCTCATCGCGCTCCTCCCATGGCAAAGGCGCCGAGCTGCAGGGCGCCGGGTCCGCTCATCCCGGCCATGCCGGGCGAAGTGGCGCTCGGCTCGGTGCCATAGACGCCGATCATTCGATTCTTCTGCTGCTGCACCTGCTGATTCAGGAATTCGATGCGCTTTTGCACGATAGCTTGGAAGTCCGGGCGGCCCTGCGCGAGCGCCTGAAAGAACTGCGAGTTGGCGCCGAACGCCTGCTGAAGCACATTGAGCCGCGCCGCGAAGTTCTGCCCCTTCAGCTTCATGGGCGGCTCTACGCCGCTGACCATCAGCGCCACGTTGTGCAGTTCGTCCTCGATCTCGTTTTGCTGCGCCGCCTCGCTATCGCGCACCGCGAGATCTGCGAGCGTAGGGTCGATGCCGGCCATGGCCCAGCGAATAACCGCGTCGCGGTTGACGACTGCATTCGTATCCATCGGCAGCACGTAGCGCTCCAGCCGCTCCAGCACACCGAAGACCCACTCGGTATTGGTGAAGCGCGGGTCGAAGCTGAGCATGAGGCGGAAGCTGCCCGCGATCGCTTCGCGCGTGATCTCGAACGGCTTGGGGATGAGCCCGGTTACCTGCCCGATGACCATCGGCGCGGTGAACTGCTGTGCGAGCGCGAGAAGCTGCGAGCCCGCCACCTGCCAGCGCTCCAGCCAGCGCTGCACCGCGTGCTGCTCGTGCAGGCCGATCAGTTCCGGCGCCACGCCTTCGCCGCGTCGCCCCACGTATTCATTGACGTCGCGCACGGTGGCGCGCTCCACCTCCACGCTTGTCGCGTCCGGCGCGCCGAAGAGGATCGGCTCGATCTCGCCTGAATTGGCCGCCACGACCACTCCCGGGCCGAACGTATCCTGCACCTGCCCGATCCGCGGCTTGCGTCGGATCGGCGGCAGCGTGGTGATGCTGGCGCGATCGGCGCGCGAGTCGCGCTGGGTCTTGATCTCGTTTTGCTGGGTGGCCAGCAGTTCCGGCCAACCGCGGCTGGAGAGGATGCTGCGGGTGCGGCGCTCGCGCACGAACTCGACGTGCGGATAGTCGCCGTGGGCGTATTCGAGCGCATCGTGCGCGCCCCAGTATTCGTCGCAGGAGGGGTGCAGCACCGTCTTCATGATCGTCGGCATGCCGCGCCACGTCGCGCGCGCGAAGAAGTGCCATACCTCGAAGAGTTCGTCGGATTCACCCCAGCGCGCGCTCCAGATCCCGCCGAGCTCGCGCTGCCGCTCGATCAGGGCCATGGCTGCAAGGTTCGTGTTGAAGGTGGCGCCGGGGTGATCCAGCACCGCCTTGACAAACTCCTCGCTCCAGCCCTCGCGCCCGTCCACGCGGGCCTCCAATTCGGCGGCTGTGAGCAGCTCGCGCTGCGCAATCCAGCGCGAGCGCTGGAGGCGGAAGGTGTTCACCGGGAAAATCACATCCTGCATCGTCTGGAGCGCGGTGAGTTGCGGGCGATTCTCCGCCACGTGCGGGATGGCTACCTCGGCCTCGGAACCGGCGCGCCACTGCTCCAGCACGCGCCTGGCTTCGCCGGCGGTGATGAGCGGGCTGAGCTGCTGAATCCATCCGATCGTCGTCTCTTCCTGCCGCGGGTCGAAGAGCATGGCGCCCACCTCGGAAAGGAGCGACGGTCCGCCACTGCGCAGCGCGAGCTGGGCGATTTCGTCGATGGTGATCGTCTTGATCTCGTAGCCCAGCTGCTGCCACCAGCCGAGCCCGAGCACCGCCGATCCAAAGGTTTCCTCGTAGTGGGCCAGCAGCTCGATTTCGCCGGAGGCTTCGTCGGCGCACTCGTTGTGGAGATACCAGCGGAGCAAGGCGGCGAGACGGCTGGCAAAGTCGGAATCCTTGGCCTGCGGTGCCACGATCTGCACGTTCATCCGCGAGAGGGCGGCGAGTTTGAGCATGACGCGCTCGTTGATGACCATGTCCGCCGTGCGCACGCGGGTGTCGCTCGCGTTGTTCCATGGGAAGGCGGCAGCGGAGTCGGTGCTGTGCTTGCGACCGTCGGCGGACTGGCCTTCCCAGTAGCATTCGCGGGTGTTGAGCGCCTGCTCGTTGCGGTCGTAGAAGTCGAGCGCGGCGGTGATGGCATCGTTCATTTCCCCGCGCATCTGCGCGAGGTCGGGAGTGCTGGTGACGCGGGCGAGATTGGGCTCGGTGCGATCAAGGGCAGGGTAGTTAGGCATGGTGTGTGGTGGTGGTGGTGGTGGAAAGGGTGCCGGCGCGTTCGGCAGGCGCGAGGAAGACGGCGCAGAGCTGGGCGGTGGGATAGTATCCGCGTCCGCCGGGATGGAAGACCACGCGCTCGATCAGCCCAGCGGCGATGCACTTGTCGAGCTCGTCGCCCGGCACTCTCACGCCGTGCTGTTCGAGGAAGGCTAGTGCGGCGGCGCGCCGGAGGAGCTTGGGATGGTGAGGAGCGGTCATCTCAGTAGGCGCCGCCTCCTCGCGGCTTGAAGTCGTCCTCGGTGAAAGGCTGCGGCGGGGAGAGCGCCATGTAGCGGAGCAGATCGATGAAATCCTTGCACGCGCCGTGCGCACCGTCGGCGCCCGTCCAGTTTTGCAGCGCCCAAATCACGTTGCGGCAGCGTTCGTGGATGAGCAGGCCGGGCCGGTTCTCCGGGCCGATCGGCAAATCCGCGTCGAAATAGAGAAGATCCTGCACGGCCTCGATGCCCTCTTTCTGGTGCTCGCCCGGCGTCGGCTCGAAATCCATCCCCAGCTCGGACATGCTCTCGATGAGCGTCACGGTCTCACCGCGCGCGATCGTCGGCGCGGCACCAAAGCGGCTATCCATCATCCGCTCGTAAATCCATTCTGGCAGGGCCGAGGTCCGAGCTCCGGCGGCAGCGGGGGCGTTGAGCGCGCGCTTGGGGCGCACGCGGCAGTTGCGGCGGACGAGCGCGCTTGCGATTTCCTCCTCGCTCCACCCTTCCGAGTAGAGAATCTCCTCGAAATTGCGCTCCAAACCAAATCCCCACGGCTTTTGTGCATCGCCCTTGCGGCCGTCGGGCAGCTTGGCGTCGAAGACCGCCCAGGTGCCGGGGTCGCCCACGCCACGGATCGGCACGCCGGGCGATGGCCATTCGCGATAGACGACGATCTGCCCCGCCACGGTGGCGCTGGCCCAGATATGCGCCCAGTTGCGGCCGCTGCACGGGTCGATGTAGTGCTTGGCGGCGAGGCTCGCCGAGCCGCGCTGGAGCGCGCGCCACTGCGCCTCGGTGATGACGTGGGTATCGGTGCTAAAAGTAGGGAACTGGTTACCGGCGAGCTTCTCCGCCACGCCATAGACGCGCTCGAGGATTTTTTTTCGTCCGCCCGCGCGCGCTACCTTGATGACTTCGCGGGCGTTGGCGAAGGGGTTGTCGGAGAGGTGGAAATAGACGATCGAAAGATTCGGGTTGCTGGCCGGGTCGGCTTTTTGCACGCGCGGCACCGTCTCGAATCCGCCGCGCGGCGCCGGCAGCAGCGGCGCGGATACGCGGACTACGTCGGTGGCGTCCTGCACCAGCATCGCCACCGTCGGGGTGTATCCGTCCTTGGGCGTGAAATCGAGGATGAGCTTGCCGGCGCGCTGCGCGAGACGCATCCGCACCGCTTCTACGAATTCCCACGGCATCAGTTCGGTCATCCACGCGATGTCGATCTCGTCGCCTTCGAGCGACCCGACATCCATCGAGTAGTTCATAAACCAGCACTGGCTATGGTTGGGACCGACGAAGGTCGGCGGGTCGCCAGTAAAGCCGTTGGCCGGCTTGTAGCGGACATAGGCCACCGGGTGCTTGCGCAGGGCCTTCCACTCCGGCGGCACGAATTTCCAGACGCGCGGCTGCTGCTGCTGCACCGAGCGCGGGCCGCTGGCGTGAAAGCACCACGCCCGCACCTTTGGTTTTTCGACCAGGTGTTTGACGATCGTGCGCCCGGCATACTCGCTCTTGCTCGAGCGATTGGCGCCGCTGATGTAGACCTCGCTGCCGGCGATGATCTCGCGCGGGGTATCGTCGGCGGGGTCGATGAGCACCACCTGCTTCCCGGCGCACAGCAGGTCGTCCACTACGTGCCAGATGTCGGGCTCGAATCCGTGGCGCAGGGGGTCCTTCTCAGCGCGCCGGATGCGCTGCTCGCGCGCGCGCAGCCATTCGCAGAACTCCTCCGGACGCTCGTCCATGTATGCGCGCAGCGAGTCCGGGTCGGGCAGTGGCCAGCCGGGATTCGGAGTCGGCAGGAAGCCGAGCGCGCGGAAATGGTCGATCGGCGAGGCGGTCATGGGGTGGCAAATTGCGGCGACACGGTGAAGGGTGGGCGATGGCCGGGAGTGGCAACCAGCACATCGTTCGCGGGGAGCAGCGTGGTGAAGCCCGCGGCGTTGCGGTGGCCGCCTCCGCCGTGGGCCTTGGCGATCTGCGATACGTCGATGTCTCCGCGTCCGCGCAGGCTCCAGACGCGTTCGATCGTGGTTTCGTCGAGTCCCGGCTGGTCAAAATAGGCAGCGGCGAAGAAGGCAGAGGGATGCCGCTGGAGCAACTCGTGGCAGACTTCGCTTTGCAGCACGGGCGTATTCGCGACCGGAATGGCGTGCGCGGTGCCTGCGGTGTCGAGCCACGGCACGGCGCGGGCGCGGGCGGCGATGCTATTGACCTGTGCTTCGTTGACGCGCAGCACGATCTTCCCCTCGTGCGCGAGGGCGTCGATGCCGCTGGGGCCGCACCCGGCGAGAAAGCTCCATTCCTTGAAGCTGCGCTCGCGGGAGTAGAGCCCGGCGCTGACCGCGCGGCTCTCGTGCAGTTCCCAGCGCCAGAGGTCGCGGTCCTGCACGTAGAGGAGCAGCTTCGGCACGGCGCCGAAGATCGCGTCGGGGAAATGGTCGCGGAAATACTCCCAAGCCATTACCGCTCCCGATTTGTCGCTCTCGAACTTGGCGAACTCGAGCCCTCGCAGGTCGGCCTCGGCGGTGGCGTGATGATCGAGCACGACGACCCGGCAGCGCGCCGCCAGTGCCGTGAGCGCTTCGCGTGGAAAGCTGAAGTCGAGGATGTAGACGTCGGCGCCGTCGAGGATCTTCGGGAGCGGCTCGCCGTAGCTGACGGGATGATACTCGGCGCTGCCGCCGAAGACCATCCACGCCACGAGTGCGGCGCCAAAGCCATCCATGCAGTGGGCGTGGTAGAGGATGTGAGTAGGCGCGGTCATGACAGGGAGATGATGAGTCCGCCGGAAAGGACGGTCGGGGTGAGTTGGGCAGCGGCTATTGCGATGCGCCGCGCGCGGCGGCCTTTGCGAGGCTTGGTTTTCATTGGACGAGCTTTGCTTCTTGCGCCGTGGATGCTGGAACCGCGTCGGCGGACGGCGGCACCGTCGGCGCGGGGTGAGTAGGTGCGGGCGCATGTGTCTGCACCTGGCTGGGGATGAGCTTGTCGATCTCCCTCACGGCGGCGCGGCAGGTGGCATTGCCGTCCGCGGCGGCTTCGTAAAGGGCGCGGAAGGCCACGAGCGAGGCTTGCAAATAGAGATCGGTTCGGCGATGGACCCGGAGCGCCTCGGCCTCCTTGGCCATGGCGCCCTCGGCGAGCAGGGCTTCGGGGCTTTGGGTCATGGAAAATGGAAAGGCGGCGCTCATTCGCTCACGTCGGGTTGCTGCCGCTGTGCTGTGTTGTTGCTGTAGAGCTTGCCCGTGAGATTTTGGAACCTTGTCAGCTCTCCAAGGAATCGCAGCCGGATCGTGCCCACGCCTCCGTTGCGATGTTTGGCCAAATCGAGTTCGGCGATAGCGTCGAGCTCGGCCTTCCACGTCTCGCGCTCGTCGTCCGGGTCAATGGCGATCTTGTATTTCTCCGCTACTTTTTTCTGCTGCTCGTCGGTTTTCGCGTAATAGGCCGGTCGGTAAAGCAGCCCGACGACGTTGGCTTCCTCTTCGATGGCTCCGCTCTCCTTCAAGTCGGCCAGCGCGGGACGGCTATTGCTGCGCTCTTCGGCGGTGCGGTTGATCTGGGCAAGCACGATGATGGGCACGTCGAGTTGCTTGGCCGTTTCGCGGATGCCTTGCATGATCTCCGCCAGCTCGAGCGAACGGTTGTCTCCCGCCCGCCGCGAGCTTCCCTTCATGATCTGAACGTAGTCGATGACGATCAGTCTGGCTTTGTGCTTGAGCACTGCGCGCCGAGCGCGGGCTCGGAACTGAGCTATGGTCAGACCGGGAGTGTCGTCGAGGATTAGGTTGCTGCGAATCAGCTCGGTCGCTGCGTTTTGCAGGCGCGGAAAATCGGATTCGCTCATGAAGCCGTCTCGAATGCGCTTGAGCGACAGCTCGGCGCGAGCGAAGAGGATTCGGTCAAGCACCTGCTCGCGCGGCATTTCAAGGGTGAAGAAGGCTACTGGAACACCGCGCCCTTCCAATGCTTCGCTAACGGCAAGGTGCTCGGCGATATTTGTCCCAAACGCGGACTTGCCCATGCCGGGTCGGCCGGCAAAGACGTAGACGTGCTTGCCTTTCAAGCCGTCGATCGTGCGATCGAGGTCGGTGAACCCGGTCGGCAGTCCTCCGAGCTTGCCACGCTGGCGATAGCGTTGCTCGATCACGTCGAGCCGCGCGAGCACTTCATCCTTGGTGATGTGCCGGAGCGCCTCGGCATCGGCGCTCATGCTGCCGATTTCCACCGCGCCGGCCTGAAATTCCTCGAGAAGCGCGCTCACGGCGTCCTGCTCCGCATGAGCGCGGCGGCTGAACTCGGCGGCGTGTGAGAGTATCCTGCGCAGGATGAATTTTTCGCGGAGAATCGCGGCGTGCTGGGCGTAAAGTCCGGCGGTCGGGAGTTTCGTGAAAATCTCCGTGACGTGAACCACCCCTCCGCAGGCGTCGAGCTCCTGCACGTCGCGCAGGCGAGCGGTGAGCGTGATGAAGTCGCAGGTTTTTCCGCTCCGGCGCAGTTCGCACAATTCTCGGAAGATGATGCCGTGCCCTGGCGTGGCAAAGTGTTCGATCGTGAGTTCGCTGGCTGCCTGCTCGATCAGGTCCGCCCCGGCGATCAGCATCGCGGAAAGCACGCCAATTTCGGCGTCGTGCGCCTGTGGCAAAACTAGTGGCAAGCTCATGCGGGAACCCCTTCTGGTCGTGGCGTTTTTTCGCGGAACTCTCGCCGGACTCCCGCATCAGCCTCGGCAAAGGCAACGCTTGGCCATCCGCGCTCGGAAAGCCACTCCTGCCAGCCCTCAGGGTCTGCTGGAGGCTCGTTATTTTTTTCGCTGGCGACGATCACGGCTCCTTGGTCGCGTGCAAAGGCGAGCGCCTTGGAAACCTCGTCGCTCCAGTGCCGCGTGAGCGTGGTCGGGGTGGTGCGCAGCTTGGGGCGGCGATCCCCGTCGGCTGGCTGCCGGTGCAGCCACTCGACGGCAAGCCATTCATCCTCGGGGATCGGGACCAGCGACATGAGCGCCTGCTCGGCATCGGGAGACCAAGCGCGAGTCGGGTCCAGCCCAAGCACCCGGGACATCCTTTTTTTTGCCAAAATCAGCGTCTCGAAGTCTGGAGCTTCGACTTTCACGGCTGCGGTCTCGCGTGCGCGCGCCAGCGCGCGGGGCGGTGGCGGTTCTACTCTACTCTCCTCTACTCTCCTCTCCTTGGATATGGCTGGGTTTGCTTGGGTATCCGTTGGCGAAACCGATGGGTTTCCGCTGGGTTTGTCGTCGGATACTGTTGGCGGCCTGTTGGCTTTCTGTGGGCGCCCTCCCCGGCGGCCATTTGCGATGTTCGCGAGGAGGCGGGCGTTTTTTTCTCGCCAGCCGCGAACGTAGACCGCCTTTCGGCGGCGCTCGATGAAACGGGCATCGATCAGCGCGCGCTCGATCTCCGCGGGCTTGGCGTCGATCTGTGTTACGGCCTTGAGCACTTCTGGGGTCATCTCGAAGGTGTCGTCACGCCGGGCCTCGCAGTGTGCCCACAGGCGGAGGATCCCTCCGACGGCGCTGTAGCCGAGCGCGCCGATGACGAGCCGGGTTTTCCAATGGTCCGGGAAATCGCGATCGACGATCATTAGAATTTCCCCCTCCTGCGCGGATACCGGCCGTGGTAATAGGCAACACTCGGATGGTGCGGTGAGCGCGCACATTTGGCCAGCGTCATCCCCGGCACGAAGTGCAGCGCCGTGCGCACCTGCACGCGCACGAGCTCGGCGGCCGGAACTGGGTCGGGCACTCCTTCTTTTTTTGCGAGCAGCACGCGCTCAGAGCCGATTTTTACCACGACAAGGGTCTCATAAGGGTCTCCGCGGCGCGCCGCGCTGGCGGCCTCCTGAAGCGCGCCGTCGGGTGTTTTTTTTGCGGACAGCAAAGTCTCAAGCGCAGCAATGCCGGCGGCGGTAAAGACGATCGGCGCACCGCCGCCTCCCCTCCAATGCTCGGCGTAAGACAGCGATCCCCTCATTTTTTTTAAATCGGCACGAGAGATTCCCATACTGTGGGCAAGGTCTGCTTCTGGGATGTCGGAGACAGGCGGATGGTTCATGAATTCGGTGCCGGAGTTGGGTGAGGGTCCTTTGGCTCAAAATTTTCGGGCAATGAATGTGTCGGCTCGCGGACCGCCCCCGCGGGGGCGTCGGCCCCCCCTCCCCCTGTCGCGGAGATGGTCGGATCGGTAGCCACGGTGGTATCCGATGTGCCACCACTCAGGAACGCAAGAGACACCGCATCCATGCCCAGCCCGCCAGGCATCCGATGCACCACCGGATCGCCGGCCCTTTGCGCATTTTCCCCAGCGCCCAAACCCATTCCCGCCGGCTTCATCCGCGACAGCCACTCCTCGAATGTCCTCGGCTCGTCGCCGCGACTCGGCTCACTGGTCTCCACGCGCACCGTCGCACCGCCCGTCAGCAGCTGATACTTGTCGATCAGGATGCCGAGACCAACCATCAGCTGCTCCGGCTTGATGGTCTCCATCACCTCAACCGCACGCTCGGCTCCGACTTGGATCGCGGCCTCGATGTCTGCCACGATCCTCGTTTTCAGTGTGTCGATAGACACATGCTCCCGCTGAGCCACCGCATGAATCGTGTCGTGATGAACCCGACACGATCGCTTGATTGCCCGGATGCCGCGCCCGGCAGCCAACATCGCCACGATCGTCCGATACTTGTCCGGCTCCTGCGAAAAAAGACGCTCGGCCGTGTATTCGCCGCGCTCCTCGAGCGCCTCGCGAAACGTCGCCGGCATCGAAAAAAGAGCGGCCTGCCGATCCTGCTCCAACAGCGACGGAAGAAGAGTCTCGTCACTCATCCGATGCATCCTCTGCTCTCACACGCCGCGCAGCGATATAAGCCTCGACCTCAGCCACCGGCAAGTGCAGCCGGTTAGGCGCAGGTTTCCAAGCCCCCGGAAAATGCCCGGCCCGCACAAGGTCCTGCACAGTCCGCGGCTTAAGCCCCATCATCCGCGCAGCCACAGCCGACGGCACACACGGCCCCAGCGCAGCCAGCCCACCCAGCAGCACACGCACTCGGCGCGCGAGGGTCCGCAGCTCCACCAGTTCGCGCAGCGTCAGTGGTCTCGCCTTAGGCGAGACCCTCATCCGGGCTCCGGGCTGGGCGCGAGTCGTCCCCATTATTCGAGACCGCAATTCGCTTTTCCATCCCGCCAATCCCGTCTCGCCTCACCCGCAAAAAAAAGACGCCGCGGACACACCGCGCGCGTCACCGGCAGCACCCGACGGCCCGTGAGACGCGAAAGCTGCCGCGCAGCGATCTCCGCGTCCTGGTCGGAAAAAACGTGCGCCCGCTGCCCGTCTCCCGCCCATTCCAGCGGATCGATCGATGCCAGCCACTCCACGGCAAACCCGTCGGTGAGCCGCTGCAGCACCGCGCTCATGATGCCCCTCCAAATCCGTCCGCGCGCGTCATAAGTCTCGCCAAAAAAAAGAGGGAACTGCGCATTGCCCCAAGGCCGCTAGACTGGAGATATGCGGGCGATGTCCACCTCTCCGGTCACGAATTTCGGGAACGCATATCGACAAGCCCTCCGGAGCACCTCGCTTTTCTTCATGCCCGTCTCTCTCGCGAGACGGGTCATTAGCGCATCCTCCTCGCGATCCAGTCGGACCGGAATCGGATTCTTCTTCGGCAGCGCATTTGTAGCCATAATTATACGCTGTATAAACGACACTACACGAGCGCGCAAGCTGAAATTTATTCCCTTCAAAAAACCGAAGACCTTCCCTCTATTTTAAGGATAAACCGGACAAATAATTTGCTTGATGCTCTCCGACTACGCCGTAGTCGTTTGACATACCTTATGGCCACCATCGCAGTCAAAACCAAACCGGTGCCGACGCGGTTTGCTCCCGAAGAAGACAAGTTTCTTCACGAAGCATCGGAAGCCACCGGACTCAGTGTCAGCGAGCTCGTTCGGCGAAGCGTTCGCCTTCTCCGACGAGAGCATTCCGCCGCGAAATCACTGCACTTCGTCCTCGACCTCGCCGCGTGAAGCGACGAGGCCGGGCAAAAGGTTCCCCGATCCCGGTTCGGTTCGACGAAGAAGAAGAGGCTCAAATCAACTTGCTGCACGATCGGACAGGGATTTCCAAGTCGGAAATCATCCGCCGAGCCATCCGGCTTTTAGCCATCGAAAACGCTAAGCGCGGCGGCCGTGGCGGCTGGATCGTCGAAGAACTCGGCCCGCGCCGTGCGATTTGTCCGCTTACCGACGCGCCCGCTCCTCGAGCCGCCGAAGAACCTCCCGACCAAAAATAGCTCTTCCACCCTGTAAAATCGCGCTTGCGCTGCCGCGTAGTGGCACTTATACAATGTATTGTTGTGACTACGCCGTTACACTCTCACACGCATGCTCGCGAAAGCGGACACACTGCGAGCACTATGAAAACGCTCGCTCAAAAAGTCTCCGAACACGCAACCCTCGCCAGTGCTGCCGCGTGCCGCGCGCACAAAGCGAAAGCCAACTGCATCACAGTCGTGATGTATGGCGAAGAAACCTACTGGCGGCCTGATGGCGTCACGCCGATGACGGCGCCGCCGACAAAGCCCTGGTCGGTGACTCTGAGGGTGTTCGACCTGCTCGGGGAGAATGACCAAGTGCTCGAAGAAATGCCGCCGCCGCTGTCGCCGTTCTCGGAAAAGATGCTGAAGGCTCTGCGGCTGCTCACCAAGGAGCGCGAGCAGCACCCATGCGGCGGGTTCACGACCGATGACATCCAATGGCGACTCGGCACGGCATTCACGCCGCAGGAAACGCTCGATTCGGCGCTGGAAGAGTTGGAGCTACACCGGCTGATTCGCTTCGCGGGCTTTGATGACGAGGACGCAATCGGAACCTGCTACGCGCTGCGAGAGGAGGCCGCAAAGTGAAGTGCCCGCGCTGCAAAGAGACCCTGACCGAAGAAGAAATCCGGTCGCTCTGGGGGCAACTCTCGCGCTCGAAAGCGTCGCCGCTGACGCCCGAGAAGGCGAAAGAGCGCGCGAAGAAAGCTGCGGCTGCAAGATGGGCGGCGGGGGCGGGGAGGAAAAAGCCCCGAGCGAAGAAGGGAAAGGCACTGAACGGGGAGCTGAGCGACTGCGCGGGAGAAAACGTATG